CATTGAACCCAGACAACTTATCATGAATATCACCAAGTATAAGTTCAGGATTGAAGGGGTGAGCAGAAGGGGAGAGGACATAGACGATACTGCCCCACCTTTCGGCTTTGGAAATTGATGGGAAGCGTGGAACCAACTCACGCTTTACCCCATCAAATTTCATTTGCTGTTGAATTGCAAATACAGTCATGAGATTAGATCCATTCTTTCCATTTGTCTCCTTGGATTTCCACTGCAACGTCTCTTTTGTTTCGGAGATTGTCGACGATGTTATTGTCGACTGTATCATTTGCTACAATGTCAATATAATTAACCGGATGCTCGTCCATTCCTGCACGGTGACATCGGTCTTCAGATTGCAGTCTGTCAATCAGACGAAAACTATTGGAGTAGTAGACCATGTTTTTCGCTTGAGTTAGAGTCAGTCCCGGACCTCCCTTTTGGGCTGTTCCAACAAACCATTTAGCGTCCCCGGCTTGGAAAGCTAATTTATTACGCTCGGCAGTATCATCATCAACTGATCCATCGTAACGTACAGCTTCTTTACCCAAAAGGTCCATCAGTTGGTCTACGTCATGAGTGAAACGCGCCCACACAATAGTTGGCTGGAATGTCTGGTCGCGGATATCTTCCATGACTGTCAGTCGCGGATTCTTTTCAGAAAACATATGAACTGGTTCATCTTCACCGACAGGAACATAGTTACAGGCGATTTGTTGAAGACGAAGCAATTTAACGATCGGAAGTTCGGCAGTGATAACCTCTCCCCCAACTTCAATCATAAGTTCTTCATTAAGTTCTTTGTATGCCGCTTTCTGGGCAGGACTCATATCAAAGTAACGCTTAGAGTATAGTTTCGGAGGTAGATCAAGTACATCGTCTTTGAGTACACGATCAGTGATTTCAGTCAACCATTTGCGTAGTAGATCAATGTTCTGATACTCAAGAAGTTGGTCGTACCCAGGATCGAAACCATGCAGTTGTTGATGTTCAGCACGAGTGAACCAGCGCCCAAAGAACTGACGAAACTCTACTGATCCGTGGATTCCTTTGTTTTTCCAGAAGTATTCGTCAAGGAAACGAATTTGACTATAGAGGTCGAATGGTCCGACAGCCACGGGAGTTCCGGTAAGGATACGGCGATAGTCAGCATATTTGCCAGAAGCGACAATTGACTTGGTGCGTTTTGCGTTAGGTGTTTTGACGTTGTGGGCTTCGTCAAGGACATACAAGCACTTCCGTTTCTTTAAGAATTTCCAAACAAATTCCTTTCCTTCTTTCGTCATAAACGCATTGTAACTAATGAGAAGAACAGCAAGACCGTCCCATTGAATCAGGGCTTCCATAGATCGTTTGTGGGCTTTGGTGTTTTTCTTAGCTGTTAGAAATACCGATACCATAGTGTCGAACACATATTCTGGAGGCATATGCTTTGGAATTTCATCTGTGTTCCAGTTTCGTTCAACTCCAGGAGGAGCGACAACTACCAAAGCATCTATCTTTTTGTTTTCGTATAGAAAGCAAGCTGTGTCAATAATAGGCTTTGTTTTTGCAGTTCCCTGCTCCCAAAGTAAGCCCCATGACTTTTGCTCTACGTGATCTGCGAGGTGACTAAGTTGATGATCAAACGGTTTGACTGTGTGAGGGTAATCTTTGATATCCATGTTTGCTCCTTTTCTGATTGCAGGTTAACCCAAGTGGGTTATCATGACAACATCTTTGACTCTACTGACTTCATTCGTGAAGCGTCGCTTGACCCCAAGTGAGGGCATCTTAACCCTTTGTTTTTATTATATTTATTTATCATTGACTCTACTTACTTTACTTACTTTACTAAAATATAACCCCAGCTAAACACAGCAACCCCAGCAATTTAGAAACTAGGGGTGGCAGGGGTGCAAGTAAAGTCAGCGATAATCTTTGCAGTAATAACAACAACATAGAAAACAACGATGACTCTACTTGGCTTCCCTAATAGTATGTTAGCGCAGCATCTCGTAGTGTGGACCATCAATAAAGTCAGGTCCTGGATTCCGAATAGTGTATGCACGAACAGCTTTTTTAATCGCATTGGCGTATTGTTCTGGACTGTTCAGAGATTTAGGAGCATACTCATCGAGCTCTTTGTCCCATACACCACCCCACCGAAGTTCAACGTCCATCTCACGACTCAACCAAGCCATGCAGCCTGCGATCGGGTAAATCAAAGGCCATTCCCAACGTGGATCTCCGACATACGGAACCAGATCGATAGCTTCACCGAAGCCGCTTTCTTGTTTCTGGTGTTTTGACTTTCGGTTGCGACCATCGAGTTTTGAGGCACCTCGTTTGAAAAGCTTCATCTGCATAGAAGCAGTACGAAGACCTCCATTATTCAAGATTGTAAAATCAACTGGTGTGATCTTGATACACTCCTCAACCATCTCCACTAACTTTGGGTGAACACCTTTGAGATTTTCTTTTGAACGTTCTCCAAGAAAATAAGTCATATTATTTCTCCATTCTTTCAAGAAGTCTGTCAATGCGCGAGGCCAGATTTCCTAATGCTGAGTGAAGCCGCTCCTCACTGAGCAGCATTTTTTGTTCCATTGCAACCAGCCTAGAAGCCCCGACGTATTCTTGGGCTACTTTCAATTTGAAATCAGATAAGGCTTCTGAGTTAGCGATGACTTTTCGCCAGATGTTGTAGACCGTAGTTATCACAAGACCCAATGCCATTAAGAGTAGACCCAACAGGGAAATCAACTCAGGGAAAGAAAAATTCATGTATTAGTTATCCTTGTATCTCGCTTCACATAGAAGTCGATGAGGGCTTGAAGCTGCAATCCGCAACTGATAAGATTAGATCTATCACTTATCCAAAAAGATTCTACCTCTGCTTGAGTCAATGATCGAGAAGGTAACAGAACAGGTCGCTCGCAAGCAACAGTGAACCCAAGAGGTGGGTCTACTAGAATTGGTGGTTCAACGGAGCCGATTGAGTCTAAACACGCTGTCGTCGCTAATAGCACGGCGATCAGCATCAGGGTCTTCAGAACCTTCGAGTAACAACTCTTCAATTTCTGTATTTCTTTCATGAAGTAATCTCTCAAGTTTCAGTTGTCGCTGCCTCGCTTCTGCCAGAGCCTCTTCATTGGCTTCAGATTGACGAGAACGTTCCTCTTGAATCGCTGTTTGATATTTGTGTTCTGTTGCTTCGACACCACGGTCGTAGCCGTTACCATCAACCCACCACAGAGTCAAAAGGACAATTGACACAACCAAAAGATACGGCAAAAACTTCACTAATGCAACCCCAGCCCGTTTTCCGAACAGCGAAATTAGAAATGATGACATAACTTAGACCTCTACAGACGCGCCAGTGTTGGGGTAGTGTACCACAGTGCAACCAGCACCACCACAGCGCCGCCATTTAGGTCCTGTTTGCCTGTTTGGGTGTTATGCCTTACCATTACCATCGTTGCCCTCTACAGTGTCTTCTACGGCTCCAAACTTAGTGTCGTTTATTTGGGTCAAAGTAGAAGATGTGAAATAGCTGACTATAATAGTCGTACACATACCAAACAATGAACCCAAGAGGAAAGAGAGTTTCTCGACACGTTCTGCTGCTGCGTCTTGGGTTGTACCATAGATCAGCATCCATCCTCCGACGACAAGCATGAACCAGAAAGATATCCACGCCATTCGTCGACGATTACTGAAACGTATGTCAGATTTATTATTTTGTTCGGTCATCAGTAGTAGCCTGCATCTTAGTTGTCTAGAAAGCCCACGATCACGCGCCAATCCCGAAAAACGTATCCATCTGTTCCGCTGTGACTTTCGGGTCTTGTGCCGCCATTAAAATCAAAACCAGCGTATCAGTCCGCCAAATCTTTTGCCGAGTTCTAACGGACACTCGCATTGCAAAACGATCAGCTTCGGGAAGCGCGGCAATAGCGTTTGCCGCGATAGATGGGATTGCCACACCTGCACCCCATTCCTCCGCTTCGGTTTCTGTTATCCAACCTGCGTTTGCCGCTCCGATTGCGAACGCAGCACGGGTTAGGGTGGAGTTGTTGCGTTCGTCTTCTATGGACGCTTGTGGCTCGACCACAAGTGCATCGGACGGCTTTACGTGGTCGAGCGTATCAACCTTAACTTTGGTGCCATCCGGTAGCCAATAAACGTCGCCACGATTGTCGTCCACATTGGACCAAGCGCCGTTCAAAAAAACAGAAACCTTGCCCTTCTGGGGGGCGGCGGGAATGATTGTTGCGTTGGCCGGAACGAGATAGCGGCCCTCTTCCATCGGGTCAGGACGAGCTGAAGATGTGCCAACAAACTCACCAGTCTCTCCGTTATAGTGGTATAATTCCTGCACAGGGTTCCCCTTAGAATTTGATGCAATACATCATTGCAATGTTGCGTGGACGTGTCTCGTTGCCGCCTGTGTCACTTGTAAGACCCTCTGACGGGGTTCCGTTTGATCCTTGCAATCTATAGGTGCTGTCTCCATATGACCCGCTTTGTCGGATGTGGTCGCCACCCGCCCAAGAAAACCCCCCAGACGAAGCTGTATCTACAACCGTTAGGTGGTTGTGAGCGTCAAGTGCATCAGCCTGAGCAGAACCAAAGGCTCGGCTGGAATCGATACCGCGTGAGTCGTCCCAGCCGCGCACAAATTCGCCGCGAAGGTCGGGGATTTTGAAAGTCGTTGACCCGTTACCTGCGCCGAACGTGGTCCCAATCGCTGTGAATAACGCTGAATAGGTGGTGCGTAATACTGTTGACCCGTCACATTCAAGCCAGCCAGTCGGAACCGTAGTAAACGCAAACGCTGCGACTTCACCTATCACCCTAACGCCGGTCAGTGCTGAACCGTCTCCATCCGTAGCAAGCCCACCAATCGCAGCCAAAACCTGTGCAGGAGTGAGAATTTCAAAAGCGTTTTCGGCAGCATTAACGCGAATGTAGCTCAAAGCGTTTCCAGTTTTATCAACATTGATAGAAGCAGCGGATGCTTCCGCTTCATCAGCAGATGCAGCAGCAGCTATTCTATCCTCACTTGTCGAGACTTCTTGTTTAAGCAAAGTTTTAAGAACCACACCTAATCTAGTAGATAAAGTTCCTGTACCGTTCAAATCTACAGCACCATTGACAACTTGACCAAGGTCATCAAGATCTCTTTTCCCATTGTCAATGTCTGTTTGAGTGATTGAGGACATGATAACTCCGATTGTTTTTTGTTACGTTACACTAAGAATAGCTTCTATACAACATTAAACAGCAAACATTTTGTCGTTCTCATAATATCTATCGTCGTCATTTATTAGATCTAGACCATAGACAAAACCATCTTTAGCTGTTTTCTTACCTACAATCATTCTAGTTGAAGTTCTCGACAAAGGTACTGAAACTAAAGAGAAAGTCGATTTCGCATAAGAACCGTCTGTTGTGTTTATTGGGTAAGCAAGAGGTTCTGAAAGAATAATAGAACTAGCTTCTACAGAAGATACCCCGACAGATTGTACGATTCCATTATAAAACTGAATTTGACAAGTGTACGTGACTCCGAGTGGAATTTCTCTGTTTGGGATAACAGAAAGAGTTAGATTGTCTTGTGATTTAATTTCTCCAGTTATGACATCAGGTCTTGTGTTGTCAGCTACAATAACAACATCTTTAACCGATATCAGAGCAGCCTCTTGTAGAGCATCAAAAGAAACTGATAAATTCTGATATTGCATCTTATTCCAAGCTCTATGAGCGTGGAGTTCAGCATGTTGAGAACTTCTTATCCCAAGCAGATTAACTGTCTTCGGTCTGGCTAATCCAGAAGAAGGAAGTTCTTTAAAGAAAGGTTCTCCATTAACATCCCTCCATTCAATTTTTACCCCATCGTAGTCATTGTTTATTCCAAATCTAACAGTTCTTTTTTCCGTGTTTGGTCTTTTGTTTCTATGGTTAAACAAAAGAACTGGAATGTCATCTGGAATTTCTGCCCTGAACATCAATTGACTACCTCTTCGGTAGGCTTTTATGAAACAAGTTTCACACACTGAAGATATCATCTCTTCGAGGGAAACATTAACGTCATCAAATATAGCTCCATAGATTAGTGGGATACCAGTTTCAAAATGAGCTTCTACATCTGTACACGCTTGATCAAGACTCTCAAAATCAAAACTAGATAAGTCTTGATTTCCAATAACTGGATCTTCAAATATACTAGGAACAATTTCTCTTGGAGAAGAACTAATATCTAAAGAACCAGCGACACCAGTAGAGTTCCGAGAAGGAACTTTTCTGGTGCATAGCATATTCAATTTTCTCTCTTTAAGTGACTGAGCTCCAGCGGTAGCTAGAGTTCTAGCGATTATACTAGTCACATCTCCGTAAACATGAGCAGGATGATCCTTAACTCCGAAACAAGAACTCCATCTAATTTCATCTACTACAGTTCCATCAAATTCTAAATCCGAATCTGAAGTTCTTCTAGCTCTTATGTTGTAAAACTTATCTCCTGGAAGACTTTCTATGTCTAAAGTAATTGCTCTTTGAGATTTAAGTTTGTTACTTCCAACGATTGTAACCCCATGAACTACAGGAGTTCCAGTGTTAGTGCCTGTTGAGTCACACTCTGTTATTTCTACCTGTAAAATAACTGATGTAGAAGTCTGTAAGCTACCATTATCTTTATAAAGACCTTGAGGAGCAGTGAAATTACAGACAATGCTCGTGGGATTAACATATTGCCCAATGAAGAAGGGACCTTCCCATACATCCGAAACAAGACCTATCAAAGTTCCGCTAGAAACTTCGCTTTCATCAGTCGTAGCGTCTCCTATGTCACTCCACGCAGAATTAACCGAAGAAGGATTCACGAGAGTTATCGCTCCTGCATCAGAACTTAGTATTTCGTAAGTACCAGACAAATTCAAAACTACACTTCCCCCAGAAGTAATTGTTTCTACTGAGCTAGCGTCTAAACTGATAGTATCTCCTGCGGAAAAATAAGTATCAAATTCAATAGTTGCACCAGAAGTTCCAGACTCTCTGATTCCATCTGGCCATTCAAAAATCAATCTGTTGTTACCAACGAAAGTGTTTAAGTTAGGAGCTTCTAACTCCTGACCATTAACCTCGTTCATTCTATGAGCGGTAAAAACACCATAGGTTATACTATCCCCGATAGAAAGAACAGGAGAATCTGAGTTTGATATATTAGTGCTTGCGCTCGTTCCTGGACCATAGACTTGAAGACTACTTCCTGATATATTTGCCAACTCTGTTGATCCATCTCTTATATCAGCTATGTCATATTCCCCACGACCCAACACGAGATGGGAAATTTCAACTTCTTTATTACTTTCGTACCTAGTAAGGGTCGGACCAACCAAATCTGGGATAATCCTTACTTGTCCGTAACAGTCGTTAATTCTAGCAAGAGGTCTTGGACCATTAGTCCTTGAAACTAGACTATTGGTTGAAGAACCTGGACGAGAGTTTCTACGGTTAACCGTAGGTATTGATGGTACCAGAAGAATTACTGCAACAGCGACAGCGACAACCACAGCTATAAGGATTAAAACAGGATTACCGGGAAAGTTCACGAATATGACTCTAGAGTCTTCAGGGAGTGAATCAAGAATTTCTACTCCTTCTTTATTCCTTGGAGTTATATCTGTATGATTACTTACCTGACCTAAGAAAAGACGAGCTCCATCAGGCATTTTATCATACCTTTTGGACAACTCTTCGCCGATGCTCTTACAGTTGACCATTTCCCAATCTGAGACTTGCAGTGGATTGTCACTGATCAGTAGTTGGGGCATCATAAAATTCCATTTTATTATAAAACATTGAGACTGTTGATTTCATTTGGGCAGTAGGTCCGTTTTCATCTAAGTGAAGGATTCTTCCTTTGTGGAATACACCAACATGAGGATTTCTCTTAGCGTTAAAAAGAAAAACTATACATGGATCTTTTGGTTTTTTCAGAAGAATTAATCTTTTTCTCTGATTTTTCCAAAATCTCATCTGATTAGAGAGACCTTCCGGAAAGTCAGCTTGTAGAGACAAATCAATACCAGTTAGCTCTTTCCAAGCTAACACTACGAAATCCCAACAAGTGTGACTTCCTTTTTGATATTCCTGCCAATACAAAAAATCTAAACTCACAGATAACCCCTCAGTCCAGGAAAATTGATATAATCGAATATTATACCGGTTGACAAATTGTTAAAACTACGTGCAGAGGCATCGAAGCTAGAACCTTTCTTGTTGAAACTAAGCTTAGAAACTTCTAACTCTATTGGACCAAAAAGAGGAACGCTTAGATTATCTGACCTGTATGTTCTGTAGATTACTTTTGGCTTTTCTTCCCAAGTATCAGAAGCATTTACTGCGTCTAACTCCAGTGGAATTATCTCACCTAAGTCTCCAAGAGAAATGTTTATTGATTGATCTAAAGTTCCAGAACTCCCAAGAGGAGTTATTTTTGCTGGGTAATATTCGAACACTTTAGAGACACTGTTTTCATCAATCACAGTTACTCCACCGATCGCATTTCTTACGAAACGATAAGTTTCTGTGAAAGAAGAATGACTTAGCTCAAAAGTCTCTAGCTGCACCACAGAACTCGCTGAAGATAAAAAGAATTCAGAGTAATCAGACACCTAGTCCCCCTTGAGTGTTAACATTAACCAACTCTTCTAAAGAAAGCAACCATTGGTCTACATCAGCTAACTCTCCTATACTGTCTGAGATAATAAACACAGAAGAATATTCAACTGAAGGAACAGCGAGGATAGAGGCTTGGACAATTCTTCTAAGACCAGTGGCATCTGTTAGCCTTACTGACCCCGGAACGAATTGAGCGTTATGTAGCTCGACATTACCTTGAATTGATATCAAATTTACAGTAAATGAAGAACTACCTTTAGAAATCTTTCTTTGAAAAAAGTAAGAAAACTCTAAGTATTGTGATACAGTCATGACCCAAGTTACAGAAAACTCGGTTGGTTCAATTAACTGATCAGCTCTTAGTCTAGGAAAACCTCCATCTGTATCTATTGATGTTAATCCTGTTCCGAAAGTAGCTCCATAACCACTTACGTCTGGGATGAGATTATAATGTTCCATTATCTTCTTCTTTCAGCAGTTGTGTTCTCAGAAAAAGCTGATGAAATTGTGCTGTTCGAATCAACTAGCTGACCAGCTACAATTTCTGGAGTTACCTCGTTTATTTTTTTCTCAGCTTCTTCTCCAGCTATAATCCTTATCTCATCTTTACTTATCTGTTCAACTTTAACATTCTGCCCTGTATAGTTATGAACAGAAACTTTCATTCCCCCAGAAGTCATGCTCGGCTTGTCGCTACTAGACCCAGAAGCGAAAGAAGGTAGAAGTCTGGATACATCCATACCTGAGTTTATGGCTTTTAGCAATGGAAGATTTTTAGAGGTTGCATCAGCATTTACCACGAATTCTCTGTTAGATAGCCAAGCTGGTATTTTATCTTCTTTCGGACCTCCTGGTCCTGTGATTAAACCACCTTCTGCAAATCCCCCAGCAGCAGCAAGACCAGTGCTAAGAGCTACGGTTGAAGCGATTGCAGCAGCGGCAGGAGCAGCGTTCGTTCCTAGAGTTGCTAGAGAAGCCAGAGCAGCGGCGGGTGCCCAAGCGGCGGCAGTTGTGGCGGCAGTCGCTACGGAAGCAGCCGTTGCTGCAACAGCGATTGACTGTCCAAGAGCTGCGTTCAGTAACCACTGGATTCCCATCTCCACTAACCCTGAGATCAACGAAGCCAGAGCGTTCTGGGCTACACTTTTCAAAGCCTGACCTAAGTTTTCTGAGAAAACGATAGCTTTACCAACACTATCAGCGAATCCTGTTGTGAGAGAACCAAAGAAGTCAGAGAACACTTCACCGCTAGAAGCAGCAAATGTTCTAACTCCTTCTGTCATTCGAGATATACCCAAGAGGAAACCGTCCGCGAACGAACCATCTCCTGATTGCGTCACAGTTTCTAAGATAGTTTGATTCAACGAAGCTAAAGAAACATTGAACGCATCTTGAGATATTCTTCCTGTGTCTAGTACAAGATACAAAGCTTCGAGACTGGTTGTGTAACTATCTAATGGACCTTTGATTTCTTCGTATATTGAGGCAGACTCTTTAGCTACTTCAAGACTTCTAAGAGTTGATACAGCCAAAAGATTTTCTTGGTCAGTTAAATTTCTTTTCAGCTCTTCTTCTATTTTCAAGATACCCTGTAGAACTGTTCTCTCTTGTGCAGTTAATTTAAGAAGATCAATTTCTTTATTCATGTTAGCTAAAATAGAAGCAAAATTCTTATCAGAACCAGAACCAGAACCAGAACCAGTGTTATTTGGATTACTATTGTCTGGAGTTAACGTATCAATTTCTGTCTGTCGCATTAAAGCTTCCGCTTCTGCTGCGGCCATGTTTTCTCGTGCTCTATCTATGATTGCTTGATTTAGAGGTTGTAAAGCAGAAGAAACTGTTTCAGCAGCGGAATCAAAAGAAGTAGATTCCCAAGATTTAGTGAAACCTGCGGCGAAAGCTTCACCCGCTCCAACGCCTCCATCACCAAAATTAGTTCTCAATCTATCGAGATTTATGTTTTCAAGAGAATCAATCTCACTCAACCCTAGTAAATCACCAGCGCCAGTATTCGCTAATAAATTAAAAGCATCAATGATTTTTTGAATACCTGCGACACCAATATTCCCTACGGCTTCGAATCCCGTCACGAATATATCTACGACTGCGTCTAAAGCTGATCCTGCTCCTGGACCTAACTGTAGGAAAACGTCGATGATTCCAGTAATGACAGCAACTACTAATCTAGGGATGAATGTAAAAGCGTCGTATGCTGCCTTAATTAAAGATTTCATCGCTTCTACAAAAACCGTAGAAAGATCAGCAAAGAAACCTAGAACGTATCCCACTGCTCTACCAAAACCTTCTACAATAAGAGTCGTTACCGGAGAGATGACCTCTTTCATAAGTTGAAGTGCGGAGACTACGTAATCTCTGAGACCGACCACATTATCCGCGGTGACCTTTATTTTGTTCGCTAGTAAAACGAACAAGCCTACTACCGCACCGATAGCAACAGCGATCAACCCGATAGGTCCAATGAAAGCGACCAGAGACCCAACAGAAGCAGCTAGGCGACCTATTACCCCTGCCATAGTTGGAAATAGAGCTGTTAACCTTGCCGCCATAGCCCCCTGCGCCGCTTGTGCACCCGCTAAACGGGCGTTGGCCCCCGCTAGGGTGTTGGTGGCCCCTGTTTGTGCTGCCCTTGCTGTGGCAAGCCTCCCAGCAGTCGTGAGTTCAATGTTTTCTACAATAGAAAGTTTCTGTGTTACTCTAGCGAGATTGGTTTTAGCTACTTCTAGAGCAACGAATTTACCTGTTGCGATGTTACGAGCTCTCCCGTTAACCACCGTAAATTGAGTATCAAGAACTGTTAGTTTAAGATTAGATCTTAGTACACCCAAGAGAGCTAGACGCTGAGAAAGTTCTACTTGTCTCTGGGCATTCTGAGCTACGACTAAGGCATTGTTACGAACTGATGATAAAGATCTGAGATTCTCTACTTCAAGCAGACGACCAGACGCAAGTGCGGCCCCTCTTAAGCTGAGAATATAGTTACTGATACCTGTGATAGCTTTACCTGTGAATACAGCAGCGAGAGCCACAGTCAATGTTGCTACTGTACCAAGTATAAGACCTATATTATTTGATAAAACTATGATCGCCCGAGCGAGTTTTCCAGAAGCATTAGTTGAGTCATCGATACTATCTAGAAACTCTAGCCAGTTTGTATTGGCGATTGATAGTGCTTGGCTTATAGTTGGCATCGTGTTTGCGAAAAGTTGATCTATTTCTGTTTCAGCTTCTCGGAACGCTTTGAGAATAGTCAGCGCTGAAATTTTACCTTCTTCACCAAGAATTCGTAATTCACCACGAGTTACACCAAGACTCTTAGATATAACGTCAGCGACAAATGGAAGTTGTTCAAGAACAGAACGAAGTTCGTCTCCCCGCAATGTGTTTGAGGCCATACCTTGTCCAAGCTGAACAAGAGCTGCATGAGCTTCTCGGGCTGATGCACCTGATATGATAGTTGCTTTACTAAGGCTTTCTGAAAACCTTATCGTTTCAGCTTGAGAGATACCAAGCTCTCGCACGGAGAGTGCTGTCCTGCTATAAATTTCAGCAACAGCTTCAAATCCAGTACGACTATCTCTAGCTGTTTGAAACAAACGACGCTGTATCGAGTCTAGATTTTTTGCACTAGATGATGTCAAACGAAGTCTGTTCTCGTATTCAGTTAGTGTATCAAGTTGACGTGTTAATCCACGAAGGATTCCCGCTCCACCCAAGACGAACAAAGCCCGTTGCATCAAGAAGATGCCGCGAGTAGCAGAGTTGGCTGCTACGCCTATTTCATCGATCCTGCGCTTGATTACTCTTGCGCCAGTTTCTCGAAATCTGATGTCTACATTCTCAGTAACCATTAGCGTTCAAACACCCTAAATCCAGCGATTTCGACCTTAGCTTCCAACAGAGCAATTTCAATAAAACCTGCAGAGGCTTGTTTAGATGAACCGGAGTTTAGCTTCTCTATGTAAGGAGCAGCATTGCTGATATAGATAGAAGTTTCTAGACCTCTTGTAGAAGATCGTAATGAGTTTATGCGAGCTCGTCCAGCGTTGATGGCAGCAGAAGCATTTGCGTTCTCACCAATACCAAGATTCTTTCCTGGAGAATACGCATCGATAACAGATCTAGTAGGAGCACCAATACCCACTCGCCAATTTGAACGAGCGACGCCTTTGTCAGCAGGAGTGTTTCGAACAAGACTCTTCAAAGAACGCACAGAGACAGCTTTAACAATGCGAGAAGCGGAGTTCTCAATCTGAGAACCCCGCCGCCTGATGTTTCTAGAGAATTGAGCTAGAGTAGCCATTCAAGTTTTCTTCCCAATTTGCTTAAGATAAGCTAAGTCCATATCTTTCAAATGTGTGTGCATCGCCTCTATTTGTTCGTCGTCGCATCCACTTTTTTCGCAGTACTCTTGAATAGTTGTCCACCATATTGGTCCAGCACTCATACCCATTTGCCTAGAGGCAATAAGATCATGAAACCCTATATAGTATAACTCAAGGCCGGGAAGAAGACTAGGGGCGTTGGCTATCTTTTCTGGTAGATCCCAACCCGCCCTAGTGCATTGCTCAATAATCGCTTGTTCAGAAGGTCCCTGTGTTAACTGATAACACAGGAACTCTACGAGTTTTTTGTATCATTCTCCAACTCTGCCTTGCGGTAGTTGGCAAGAGAAGCAGCTTGTTCTTGAATATCTGTGAACATTCGCGGAAGAGCTGACAGAGCTTGTTCGACATTAGCAGAGTTGAAAGGAAGGATTTTCCCGTCTGGGCTTTCGATACCAGATTTCATCTCTTTACCTTGCATAGTTTCCCAAGCAAGGATAACTGTTTTGGCATATATGTCAGCCATGAGTGCTTGAGAACGATCGTTACTCAGAGCTCCAGACTCAAGAGCACGACGAACAGGCTTGAGCTTCTTTTCAGCGTACTTGACATAATTCTTGTTACCTTGCCCAGCAGAAGCAAGAAGAACGCGGAAATCCCCATAATCAATCCAAACGCCTTTGGATTCAAGTTCCGGATCCGTCTCAAAAGTGTCGTACATTCCCATATTATATTCCTTCTTGGGTTATTGAGGACACCTTCACAACGAAGGTATCCTCTTGAGTTTATTAAGCTGCTGTTGGAAGATAGTTAAAGTAAGTGATCAACAACGTGTGATCTAGAGTTGCATCAATGTCTTCACCAGACGCAGCCTCGGTTGACAAAGGCAGGGTAATTGGTTGATCAATTTCAACCGAGAGCCGACCGTCACCGAGAGAGATAAGGGGAAGATCGAAGATAATACCTTGATTGTCACGAACAAAACCAATATCTAATGAGACATCTGAGTTGTTACGAACCGCGAGCACAGCAGAAACATTTGAGAAGTAAGCTGTGAGGTTACCAGAGACAGCGAATGTACCAGCAGTCACATCAAACGCACCAAGAGTACCAACCGCTTTGTTCGGAGTTACGTTGTTATTGATAGAGATCGTGGCTTCCGTAACGAAAGCAAACAAGGCAGCAGGAGCCGCATCAGTATCTGAGACTGCAGACAACCGAATACGACTGATGTCACTAGAAGTGTTGTATTCTTTAGAAGTGAACGGTGCGACGATGCTGCTCTGCTTAGGTCCAGTGTCGGCATCACGTTGAACGTTATCAGTTGCCATCCATGTGATATCTGCATTTAACAAATCAGCAGAAGGTACATTCAATGTGAATTCGTTCGGAACGGCACCGACTAGAACTTCAGTTTGAATATTGCCGGAACTGTCGTCAGGAGCACCCAAGAGGCGTTCTACGTTATAAGAACGACGTTTGATAAGAGCTCCAGTTTCGTTACGAAGTACGTCACCGAAGAACAAACGGATATCAAGAGAAGTACCAGTTTCGTTTACCATAGTAACATCTGATTTATCAAATGTCAATCGATTTGCTGTGATTGCTCGAATACGTTTGAAACCATTATTCGCAGCGTTAACAAACTTCTCAACAGCGAGATCACCACCAACAAAAACCCACTGTCCTGGAACAATACCAAGAGTTGTAAAATCTAGAGTAGTAGAAGTGATTGCAGGGAGAGTTCCTGAGTTGTCAACGTCTAAGTCAGCTGTCGCAGCTTCAAAACCAACTACTCGAATGTTAGCTGTAGAAGGAGGAGAAGCTTCTGCGGTCGTAGCTGCGGCTGCGACTGATGTATCTGATACAATCGCGCTTGCGACTTGCAGAGCGTTGTTACCGAGGTTAGCGAAATTCTGACCTTTGATCAAAGAACCGACAAGAAAACCAGTAGTCGAGGTCACTTCAAAAAGTGTTCCAGTCACAGCACTAGGCTCTTCGTAACCTTTTTCTCGCACGTCAGCAAACATAACACCCTGCATCATATTGGTCAGACTTGAAAACGTCAGGTTAGAGTTGATACCACCAGATGCGTTGAGATCAGTCGTAACACCTTTCCGACGTTGACGAGATGGATTGATTGGATTTGGCGAAACCTTAACAATCTCACCACCAAAATCACTGTAACTGTTTGGAGACAGTGATCGCCAAACAGGAGTTCCTGATTGACCGTTCTCACCTGGAAGACTACCGAGTACAGCTTCCTCAGCGAATGCGAGGCCAGTGATATTGGAGTCAATTTTATTTTTCTGTGCCATTTAAGGCCTCCTTACTTTGTTTCAGTGTACTCAAAATCCATGAGTACGTTCAACTGACGAAATTGACCTTCACTGGGTATTTCTTGAATGCGAACATTTTTGAACCACACTCCATTATCAGATGATTTACCTTCATATGCGTTGGCCACTACTTTAGCTAAGATGTAAGAGTCTGACAAGCCATTTCCTGTTGGAGTGAATATAGAAGCGATAGCTGTTCCTGTTCGCTCAAACATTCGGTTTCCTACTCCACCGAGAGTTTTCTGAGATCCGGTTGCGTGTCTTGTAATGAATGTAGCCCATGGATCATTTGATAAGTCTATCTGTTTTTGCACGTCATCCCAACGAAGAACATATCCAGTTGTTGTCCATGCGGCTAACATCATTGCATTTATATCGTCGACAGCTTCTTCATAAGTAAGACTCATCTACGCATCCCAACAAGTCCAAGTAATTGAACGTCTCCGGGTTGTAGAATCTGAATAGCTTTTATACCAAATGTTTCTAACCCATCTTGTACTTTAATGAAATTACGGCAATCAATTGTTCCAGGAAAGAAGATAGCAAAATACTCAGATGATGCAATCAAATCTTCAAATTCAGTACCTTGCCCAAGGGCGGAAAGACCGAATTGAGTAACTGATCTAGGAGGAAGAAAGACAGCTTTAGTCGTAAATACGACGTCTGCTCCTGTTTGGGCTTTCCAAGGTTTAGTCGAATCTACAGGTGTCTCGGGATTCTGAATAAATGTTATGCTACGTCCACGATCAGTGATCAAACGTTCCGAAGTTTCTGCGAGTTTATAATAATCAAACATTAGCGGATAACACCTCCATTAGAACTTCCCAGTGTTATTTGACGCATAAGACTATCAGCTTTGGGGACTATTGGATATTTACGCCCAACAGAGCCATTTCCTGATCCAGACCAAACAGTTCTAGTCTCAATCGGTCCCAGTTTCTCTGTAAGAGAGATTATACCTGGACCATTGATCGCTGTGTTGTTTATGAACAAGGTGTTCGTAAGAGAATAACGAAGATACTCTGCCATAGCTCTCTTGAGCTGAACAGGTAGTGCTACAGGATCAACTATGAAATAGTCCGTTGGATAAGACAGAGCTTGAGTTTCAGAGATCGTAAGTCCAGGAGCTTTATCACCCCAGCGAAGATCGATGTACTCCGTAGTAAGACGTAACTGAACTTCAATCTGAGCTTCTGTCTCGGAAACTGCGACTCCACGATCAGACCAATAAGTAACATAATCAGAATATGATAGATAACTCTCAGCAGTCGATAGTCCAGTTGCATCTTCTACGATGATTGTCATTATTGCACCTATTCCCTTAAACTTCTTGCTGTATCTCTACAAGAACACCCGTGACGGGCTTTGGATCGTGTCAGCGTTAATCAGGGAAACACCGATCAATTTCATTTCTTCATTGATTGTATCGGTGCCCCGATATCGTTACAGGCGTGGTGCCTGCGCTATCTTGGAACATCGTGGATAGGTCAGACGGGTCATACCTTCAGTGCCGCCTGCGAATAGAGCATCTATGGAGAACAGGTCTCTGTTAAGTATTTTTAGAAAGTCTGTTCTTTTTAGCATGATACAATGCCGCTGCCATGCGTTTTTGACCGAGAGTGCTCATGGTAATTACTTTCTCATCAACGGACGAACTTTCTTCTCACCTGATTTTGATTGATCCAACGGAGACACTGGATGTTGATCAAGCAATAGGGATCGATTTTTTTGGAAGTTAGCGACTCTACCGGCACGAGCAGCATTAGAAGATGCGATGGTCCGCATGATCTCGCGTTGATTGGCTTGAGGATCGATTTTTTGATGCATCAAACGAGCCGTAACCTCAGCTAGTGCATCACTGCGTTTTTTCTTTTCTGCTTTGAAATTTGCTTCTGCAGAAACGATTTCATCAAACTCTTCTTGAGCTTTAACGATATCTGGGTGATCGTAACCCATGGAGTTTTCTTCAACTTCCTCATCTAACTGAGGTTGTTCTTCATCAACGTCTTTGGAAACGTCGAAGTTAACTCGTGAGAATTTTGGTGCAGCGTTGATGATGTCAGCTCGTTTCAGATTTTCAAAATCACCCAAGGAGGCAACAAAGTCTACCTTGGGCGCACCGTCCGCAGTCCATTGTTCGTCATCCATGGCGTCCATCAGTCCAAGGGCTTCTATAATTTTATCTTCCATAGTATCGACCTTTCAGGAGGGAGGAAAGGAGAGCCCAAGTAGAGACATTGTTTTCTCCTTTTATAAGATTTGGGCGGAACCTAAGCTCCGCCCTGTTTTTCAGTTATGCCTCGCGAGAGATCAGACGAGCCATCTTGATCTGCTTGCGCTCTGGGAACACACGTTTCCAAGAAGCAGCAGTAGCAAGAACCGAGTTAGCTGGACCACCAGCTGGAGTCGCACCTTCATAAGCGTGGCCTTTGGGGTGAAAGCCCCAGCGAACACGGTTGTAGAGGATTTCTTGACCAGCGCCGTTACCTGCTCCTGGTTGATCGTCAATCGCGGTTGGTTTATCCGGAGAACCTTGCGCGAAAACAATCGCACCAGCGCCGAAGACCCAGCTTTCGTAAACACCACCAGCAGCAGGAAGACCATCGTCAACAATAACTTCACGACCCAAGAAGGTGGGAACTTGAATAGCACGTCCGTTAATACTGTCAGGGATAAAGTCGATCAAGTTGTTTTTCAACATGCGAGCGTAGACCACTGAGTGGACCATGATCATCGACAGATCTTCCATGCTGTCGCCCATTGTCAACGTAGTGTCGATAAAGGCTTCTGCGGAGAAGTCAGTTACACCAGCTTCGTAAGAGCTACCTTTGATGTCGTTGGTCATATCACCTTGAACGTGCTCAGCATCAGCTGGAGCAGCCGCGTTATCTGCGAAAACCCCGTTAACAACGTTGACAAAAGCAACCTGTTGACGACGAACCCAATAGTCTGCGACTCGAGATTGGATAGCAGCGGCAGGGTCATCGCCCGACATCAACTTAGCGAGTTGAGTGGCAGTCCAAGAGTTGTTACGCTCAAGACGAACAGCAACTTCTGTCAGGGTGCTGATTTTGTTCGGATCGGGGTCAACAACTCCTCCAGTGAAAGTGTTTCGCTGACTCTCGTTAGATACGCGCTCTTCGTCGTTGTCAAGGTCGTCGTAAGAAGGCATGTTGAAAGTGAGACCACCACCATTTAGCAGATCGGCCATGTCGCTATCGGAGACTACGGCACCAGAACGAATGAGGCGAGATTTTTCTTCAGTTTCCTGCATAGCGTAGGGAGTGAAGATTTCGGGGACAATGATGTCCGAGATTGAAGTGTGTCCAGAGGCCATTGAAGAGGATCCTTTCCTAAGATGTTCATGGCTAGATAATTGCTAGTCCCATGACCAGCCGAAGAGAATTTGTCAAGAGCCTCCCATGGAAGCCCTTGACAATATATTTACATCACGCTGCAGAAGATAGCAACAGGTTATTTGCTCGAAGCAGGACGAGCACCACCAATAGATGTTCCAGCGGCAGTTGCGAGTTGATTAGCTAACTCTCGATCTGAGTTGATGAGTTTGCCCTGTTGAGTAACGTTCCAATTATCACCTGAGAATGGATTCTTACCACCGTTGACACCACCCATACCGCCGACAGCGCCACCGCCTGTAGATGTAGGCCACCAGTGAGGACGCTGTTTCTGCATCTCTTGCATGAACTGCTTTACGTCTACCCCAGGAGTGACTCCATCAGCATCAGTCTTAACAATCCATTTACCAGTAGTCTCATCTTTCTCGAGGTAGTCTGCAGCCACGAGTTCAATATCGCGGAGTGCCGTGCCATGAACTTTCATCTCAGAGGCAATCTTACGAACAACTTCGTTACGAGAGCCTGTGGTGATAGTTCCGTTCAGCTTATCGTTGTCTGAGGTCAACTCACTATTCGCTGTTGTGAGTTCTTCAATCTGCCGTTCCAGAGGTGCAGTTTTCTGTTTCATGCGAGACTCAACGATTTTGTTGATTGCCTCATCATCCAACTTGCCCCCACTTGCGGCTTCCAACTCTTCGACGCGATCTAACGTAGCTTGAACTTCTGCGGCGTTCATACCCTTGAACGGCTTTAAATCAGCTTTCGTTTTAGCGTGGTCTTCACGTTCTTTGCGAAGACCTTCTTGGACACGGTCTACGTCCACTTGGGTTTTCATGCCAATAACGCCTGTCAACACAGCTTTGCCGTCTTGCTCAGTGTAAAGAGATTTGAAAGTGACAGGAACTTCTGCCATTGTTTGGTAAACTAGTTCGATCGGATCCATGTCCGGTCTCCTTTATATAACGGCTCCATGGCCGTGGTTAGTGGGGATCATTCCCCTGTCTTAGCTTTGTTACGGGCAGACTTTTTATCGTCTGTTTTGTCTCCAGTAGAATTTTGATCAGGTCCAGCCATATCACCAGTTTCTGGTGTTCTGAAAGGATGATCTTCAGCTTCCTCTAGTTTAGAAGCTGCCATTTCTTCTTCAAAAGTAAGCGCAGTGATTTTACGCTTGCGAGCAAGAGTATGTAATGAAGAGGCACTGATTGGGAAACCCAAGGTGCGAGCAGTTGCCATCTCTACCATCGTCTGACCTGTGAGTGGTGTCTCGCCGAATTCTTTGTTCGGTGTGACTTTTACTTCTTTTGGGTCTAGACCCATCCAAACAGCACATGTTTTAAGAATATCTTCGAGTGCCATAGCGCCAGCATCTGCGACTTGGTTGAGGTCTGCTGTGCGGCTCGCGACGCGGATTCGCATACTGTCGCCGCTTTCACGCTCGCGACTAGTGCTGTCTAAAGTATTCGCACCCATAGTACCAGCACGGCTCTCTAACTTGTCGATAGCCTCACGTTGCTCTGTTAGACCTTTGCCTTCTACGCCAACAAATTCCGCTGTCGCACCCAATGGAAGATCTAAGCGAGCACCTGTACCGGTCCGGACAGCATCTCCTTCTTCCAGTTGTGCTCCGGTAGTAACGAAAGTATCTTGCCCCTGCATAAACAAATTTTGACGATAATCTGCATCTGATCTAAATAGGGTGAGACAAAGGTTGCTCAAGTCCAAAAGAACTGGATCATCTGGCTCGGCGGTAACATCAACAGAGTTTACGATCACAAACGGAATTTTATTGAGTTCTCGACCTTTGTAGGAAGGTCTCTTCAACTCATCTTCGTCAAATGCGCTGTCACGAAACAATGCTTGGCTGTAAGTTCCGATTTGTTGGTTATCATCTGGTTCACCGAGAATAAGAACTCTATGTTGGGTTGTGAGATCCCACATGAAGTTATTTTTGCGAATATAAGCAGTTTCGTCTAAGACCACCATGTTTAGTGAGTCTTTGTTTAGATCAGTGGTGCCGACGTCCCAATTGATGATACGTTCTGCTCCATACAACGATAGAATAGGTAAATCTGGCCCAGAGCCGGGAACAAGAGGTAAATCTGCCATAATACCAGTGCGGCCAACAAGAAGCTGTTCTGAATTGATTCGGCGGAGTAAGTCTTCAAGTTTTTCGCCTTTACTGGAGCGAATGTCTTCCATTCCGTCAGGTAATTCTATTTTCGGAGGTTGGTTATGCATCATACCAACTGCCATCTGCACAGCTTCACGAACAAAGTTGTGATAACGAGCTCTTTTCAAATAAGCTGCGTAAGCGGTAGATCCTGTGGATTTTGCTTCTTTTCCATAACCATCTAAAATGTGAGATGACGTAGCAGGAAGATATTCAGTACTTCGAGACTTAACTCGCTTCTCACCTTTGTACGTATCACGCATCTGCTTCCAGTCTGGAAGGTGTTCCGTGTAAGAAGGGTGATTTTGAGTGAGAGAATTATCCATAAAGAAGAGCATACCTGTATCTAATTGGTTTGACAATCACTTTTTGTCAATGAGCACCTGTCGTTGTTCCAGAAGTTCCAGTTTGCCCAACAAAGCGAACAAAATAGCGAACTTCATCAGCGACATGGTCTTCTGCGTCAGTGTTTATGTCGTCTGGGTTCTTTTCATCACGAGGAAGAACTGGTAAAGTCTCAATAAAAGCTGTACACGTAGTGAAAACGAATAAAGCAGGCTTCTCCCGAGGGAAAATAGCGATAACTTCACCTTTTTCATCTTTCTTTACGTTGGGACCAGCGTTTCTGATACGTTGTCTCACTTGAGTCCAGCCGGTTACACGAGATCCAGGACGTTTATCAGCCGCATTCCACATAATTCCAGGATATCTGTTCCCATCATCTAGTCTCACTTTGGCTTTCATATCCGTGGCGATACAATTTCCGTTTTCAGCAGCAAATATCTGCGAATCAGCAACACCTGCTCGGACACGGCACCAAGTTGTTCCTCTTTCTCTCCAACCCCATTCCATTTCTCTCTTGACAATACCTTCGGAGATCTCTGATGCCAGAATATTAAGCCCTTCGTTCGGACGGTTGTCATGGCATCCATACCATTCTCGAATACGAAATACATCTCCCCGAATGGTGCTTCTCCAACTTCCATCCCGTAGCTGTACGTCTTCTCCGTTGCTGATCGCCCACCAGCCCACAGAGAAAGGCTTGCTCGCACCCCAGTCAAAGCTTCTAGTGATCTTCCAATTAAAGGGAATATCAAACGGTAAGACAACATTGTACTTAGGATCCCATACATCGTCAAACATTCCTCCGGATACGATATCCCATGAACCGTCTAACCAAGCCTTCTTCTGGGCTTCGTTATCGGCTGATGCGGCAATCTTCTGTTTGTATTCTGGATCTGCTTCAAGAAGTATTAGGTTTTCGTCAATGTGAGATTTAATGCTGAGACGCGGTGGTTCTTTTTCCCCATCTTCATCCATGAGGTCACGACGAACTATCATGTTGAGGCTCTGTGGTTTGAAACGATTCTTTACCCAATTATGACCTGGACCCGATGGGTTCGTTGTCGCGCGACACATACGAGGCATACCCTTCACAGATGAGCGGCAGGTAGACATCATTTTCTTGTAGCCTTTAGCGTTAGGCCAGTTACAGAGTTCTTCCCAACCAATCCATGGATACTCGTGACCATGATAGTTATCGTAGTCATTTTCTTTTGCAAACTGTCGTAGAAGAAGCTGCTCACCAGTTGGCCAAGTCCACGTATGCTCGGAGTGGTTGAACTTCGCAGTAGGCCAGATCTGCGGGATCCACTTTTTTGTCTTCGAGATAACATCGGTCAACTGCTTGTAGGTTTGACGAAACAGAATACCTTTCCACCCAGCGCCGTGACCTTTGCCGACGTGCATACAGTAGGACATAAGGAGAGAGTCTGTTTTCCCTCCACCTCTTGTCCCTTCAAACAACACCTCGAAGACAGGGGTGGAAGACAAGAACGCTTCTTGAGATCCAGGCATGGGTCTCCATACTACATTCTTTGGATATGATTTTGTTTCAATTTGCATTAAACTGCATTTCGTCTGTAAACAAAGCATCAACCGCAGTTTCTGTCATGACATCCATTGAAATCATAAACAATACTAGCCAGTGCATTCGCTCAACGCTTTGTGCCGTTGACCACTCAATCTGGGCGCTTACCTTTTGGTCGTCGCTCATGTATTCAAGGAACTCATCCATTGCATTAGGCCAATTTCCCTTGGAAGCTGAAATTCCGTCATAGCTAGATAACACCTCAAAGTTGATAAGCTGTTTACAAAAATCACCCTTGCTGATGGACTTTTTCGCACGGATGTCTTTAATATCCATGTCTGAAACAGTTACCGTGCGCAGAACGCGGTCTGCCTCTACCGTTTCAACCGTTGCCGATTTGGTGCGTGTGGTTTTCGAGTTGTCCACCGTTACATCAACAACAGGAACAAGCCGTTCGATCCCGTGGACGCCAGCGGTCGGCGGTGAAACTGTGTCGCCGTTTTCAAACGTCACCCGCCCCGTGCCGTGGTAAGTGCGAATTACTTTTCCGTCTTTGATGTGTGCTAGTTTCATGGTTTACCCTCTATGAATTTCCATGCTTGTAG